GAGGATGCTGTTAAATTGATCCATTGTGCGAAAGGTCGTTGGTTCTCTAATCCAGAGTATCACAATTACGATTTGATTGTTGATGACATTCCAACACTGGATCAGTTCTCCGAATCAGTCAAGGTCATCCGAGTTATCACCGACAGTCATATCCCAGACGAACATAAGACACAGGCACGTGCTCTCTTTACCCCTTACAGACACTACGGAGAACAAGACGGTAAGGTCGTGGAACTAGGTCGCAGTCACTGGAAGGGCACCCTCACAGACGGCCACTACTCAATTGATCACACACAAGTAACACCTGAATTGGTCAACACCTGGATGATGTTGGTTGAGCGTATTGGTAATCGAGGTTCTTATCGAGGATACGGCTACATTGAGGACATGAAGCAAGAAGCCCTGCTACAACTCTCACGTTACGGCCTCAAGTATAACGAACAATACGGACTCACTTCAGAGTTTGGACAAAACCCCTTCTCTTACTTCACCACTATCGTGAAGAACAAGTTCAACAACATCCTGAAAGCAGAAGAGAAGCAAAGGAACATCGTTGATTCCTACAAGAACCACTTGGGTATCAAGCCTTCCTCTACATTTGAGTCTGAATGGAGAGACTCAGTAACTCGATGAAGTGTCGATCCCGCCTACTTAATCCCTGCGAGTATATCGAGGCAATGACGTGGGCTCTAAATAACGGTGGGAAGATCGTAAATCCAATAGCACTCCGAGAAGGGTTTGTATTGGATGTTAAATTCCAGGATACTAAGACCGCGTTATATTGGCTCTTAGCCTGGGGATAAGATTACGGAGAATACAGATGAGCAAGAGTAAAGAACCCAAGCATAAAGAACTTACAATTCAGGATATTAACCGAGCAAAGCAGCAGGCCCAGACATTCAATCAGGGTTACACTATCTTTTCGGGCGTTCCAGTTGTTTCTTCGCCTTTGGTACCACCTGGTCAGGCTTATATTGGTATAGATACCGAGATTAACAAACTTATCCAGCATATGCAGACAATATCCCCTATGTCATCACCTAAGTCATATACTCCTCCACCTTTTACGATGGAAGATCTTTACGAAGACATGCCTGATTATATGGTTGAACTGGTCAAAGAATGGCACGGCTTTCTACTTGACCCTGATAATCGTGATCCAGAATTATTCGAGTGGTGTTTCAAAGAAGCCAAGGGCAAGTTCTACATCCATGCAGATTATGACGAGAAAGATGGCATTTGGTTCGAGAACAAGGATGATGCGTTGTATGCGAAACTCAAGTGGGGAGGCGATCAGTGACAACGAACAAAGTAACCTACGAAATATCCAACCCGCGTGAATCCCTTTATTGGGATGGTAAAGATGATCACGTAAAGTTACTGGATCAGAAAAGAATATTCGCAAAGCAATTCGGACAAGTATTGGTTCAACAAGATTTATGGTTCGAACGCGACTTTACCTTCTTCTTTACTCCTTACACAAAGGTGACAAGTTACGAATCAATTGGTGGAACTAATTATGAGTTAGTCGAAACAGGCGAATGGACAATCGTATTCAACGATCCCAACATGGCTACTATCTTCGCACTTGCTTATGTGAAACCAGAGTAACTACACGTGTCCTTTAGACAAGAAGTAGATAAGCACCTATAAAGGGTTAGCCGTGCCCTGTTTTAATATTAGGCGCAATCCTAATTAATCATTACGAACGCGGCTCCAGATCGATAGTGTTAGTGTAACCGGCAACACAACGGCAAAGCCGAAATAATGGGTTCGAGTCCCAGCATTATCGACCAACAACTGAACCGGGACAGGAATACTTCTCTTAGGAGATTGCCGGGAGGTTTGGTGGACTGGTCATCCACCACAGAACGTGTAAAGAACAGGTGAAAGAACATGCCATTTGAACCAGGAAACTCTGGTCGCCCAAAGGGAACAAAGAACAAGAATACTATCCTACGAGAACTACTCGGGGATGAGTATCTACTTCATTGGGCTCAGAAGATGCAGGCTATTAGCCTCGACGACAACCACAAAGATCAGATGCGAGCCCTAGAAACACTGGGTAAGAATGTCTACCCTGACTTGAAGGCAGTAGAGGTAACAGGTGAACTTGAAACAGGTGAAACAAAGAGTGTTAACCTATCCAGTCTACCACCTGAACTTCTCCTGAAACTTCTGGATCACCTGAAGAAGGGTTAACATGGAAGGTATTGAAGACCTACAGACTGCCTTGGATGAACTAGGTTCAGAAGAACTTATCCGACAACTAGAACGAGGACTATATCAGCAGTCCTTCTATGAGTTTGTCAAGCGCGCCTGGGAAGAAGTAGATTCGAGCAAGTTCAAAGACAACTGGCACATCAAAGTTCTCTGTGATCACCTACAAGCCGTAACCGAAGGTAAGATCAAGCGATTGATCGTGAATATCCCACCTGGTTATGGTAAGAGTCTGATTGTTTGTGTGTTCTATCCTGCTTGGGAATGGACGCATAGTCCTCATATCCAACATCTATCCACATCACACTCACAAGACTTTTCCACTAGAGATACCCGACGTGCTCGTGATCTTATTCAGAGTGAGTGGTATCAGAGTTTGTGGCCAATTAAAATGAAGGATGACCAGGACTCGAAGACTGACTACATCAACACAAAGAAGGGTTATCGTAAAGCCAAGGCATTCGGTAAACTTACGGGTGGTCGTGGTCATCGTCTCCTGATCGACGATCCTATCTCAGCCAACGATGCTCTTAGTGAAGCAGCCAGGAAGCACGTTAAGACAATTACACTCGAATCAGTTCCTACTCGACTCAACGACGTAGAGAACGATGCGATTATTGTCATTGCTCAGAGGCTACACCATGAAGATATTGTAGGTGTTCTCGAAGAAGCAGACCTTGGATATGAGAAACTGGTTATCCCAGTAGAATACCAGGGGAACAAAGTATTCGAAACATCACTACAGATGGAAGATCCACGAAACGAGATAGGTGAACTACTCTTTCCTAACTATCAGAGTCGATCATCAATTGATCTGTTCAAGCGATCACTTGGTCCGTTTGGTTTCGGTGCTCAGTTCCAGCAAGAACCTACTCCGCGAACAGATGGCTTCTTCGACATGGATACTCTCAGAGAGAACCTTTACGAACCAGATACTATCACACCTGAATTTCTTAAGAACGTGAACACGTATCTAACTTCTGACCACGCACCAAGTGGAACAGGTGATAATAACGTCATCCGTGTATGGGGTATTGATTCGGTTGGAACGAAATGGCTCCTCGATAGTTTTGTGGACAAATGTACCATGGATGTGGCTATGGGTATTCAGACCGGGCCAACGGGACAACTCCAAGCAGCAAGTAAAGGTGCTTTGGCTCTTATTAAGAAATACAAGCCTATTTGTTGGTTCCCTGAGAATTGTAACAACTGGAAGAGTATTGAGCCTATGGTTAAGCAAGCCATGCGAGCAATCCCTAATTGCTACACCAGGATTAAACCTCTTTCGACGGGTGGGACCAAGGAACAAAAGGCAACGGCTTATGATGCTGCGATCAGACTGGGTAAAGTTAGACTCCCTAAGGGACCTGAGACTGATGCTACCCTACAAGAGTATCAGCACTTCCCACTTGGCAAGCATGACGACCGTGTAGACGCCGACGGGGCAATCTGCCGTGCTGAGCAAGCCTATCCAGGATTTATCACTCAACCTGCTCCAGTAACTAAAAAGCGTCCAGAGTATTCCCTACTCGAAAGAGACGAAGAAATTACAAACGGAGGCTTCTTTGGCTAACCAAGCAGACGTAGATCTAGCCCAGATGAATGTGGACATTGCGACACACCTGGTTGATAGGATCACGAACGTAAAGACTCGTTTTGTTGATGCTGCTGATGCGGCCAGTATAACACCTGATCCTGACCGTATTGATCAGTTGGATTATCGTATTGAACAAATGACACTAACCCTGGCATCTCTACAGTTGATCCTCGAGAACCTACAACTAGAGAACCAGGACGCAGAGGATGCTATCGATGAAGACTGAAGTTAAAGATCTAGAACAGACTATCACTATTCCACATGATCTTCCAAGTGAAGTATGTCGAGAACTGGCCAGTGAAATGGCACAGAATATTCGCGCTCGTCTCAAGGACAATGATGTAGCAGCCACAGTATCCGTAAGGTATCGTGTGAATGCTTTCAAACTAACGATTAAGTTTAAGACCAGTGAAGATCAAAGAAAATGTGAAAATATCACTGCTTAACCTAATCTTAGGTAAAAATAGAGTAACTAAATTATATTGATGCTCTTACTGATCATTTGAGTATCCTCCTTTCGATATGTGGAGTGAACAATCGTTTCGGTGGGTCGACTTAGCACCGTAAAAACTAAGACGTTGCGTATTCTCATACGATAAAGGAGAAAAAGATGGATGAGAATGATTTTGTAGATGAGTTGTTTGGTTATCACGAAGAGGAGACACCTGTAGTTGAGGAAACTCAGGATGTTGAACCGGAAGTAGAAACCGAGGTAGTCGAAGAACCTGTAGTAGAAGATACTCAGGAATCAGAAACAACTGAAGAATACAACCCACAGGTACCATACGATGCTTTGAAGGCAGAACGTGCCAAGCACAAGGCTCAACTAGAACTTGAGCGCCGCAAAGCAGAGGACTTGGAAGTAAGGCTTCGTTACTACGAAGCCCAGAACCAGCAGAACACATATCAGCCATCGGTCCAGGATGATCCGATTGCTTACTATGACCAGAAACTTGCCCAGATGCAGGCCGAACAGGAGAATATCCGTTTGAACCAGGAAGCATTTGAAGCACGTCAAAAGTTCGGTGAGGAAACGCTTCAGGCCGCAGCAAACTGGGCAGCACAAAGGCTAGGAACCGATGTGAGGCTACAGAGTGTTTGGAACAACAGTCCAAACCGTATTGAAGCGGTAATCCAGGAATACCAAAACGATCAGTTGCTAGAACGATACAGGACCGATCCTGATTCGTTTATTAAGACTGAATATGAGACTCGCTTCAAGCCAGTGGCTCAGACAGAACAAGAGAAACCAAAGATTCTGAGCGAAGGCATCAATCGAGCACCATCTAAGGGTTCAATGGCCGAAGAGCCAATTCCAGACCCAATTGATGCTCTGTTTGACAAGAAGCGATAAACACAACCTCTCTTTAGGAGTTTAATTTTATGGCTACTTTCGCACTACCTACTGGTCTGTCCATCACGCGCTGGGCCAGCGAATTTGTTACCGAGTTTGTTCGTGAGAACCCATACTTCAAGTATATGGGTAAGGGCGAGCGCAATGTCATCAACGTCAACAAGGACCTAGCAAAGCAGAACGGCGAGCGTCTACGCATCCCTTACGCTAAGAAGTTGGGTGGCACGGTTGTTACTGGTTCGACTGCTCTTCTGGGCAACGAAACTGCTTTCGAAACTGCTGTTGACGAAGTTGTTCTGACCCTGCGTCGTAAGGCTGTTATCTTCGGTGAAGACCAGACCTACAAGACTGACCTTGACCTGCTTTCGGCTGCTAAGTCGTCGCTAGTTGAGCACGCTTCGAAGAGCATCGGTCTCGACATTGGTACGGCTCTTGGTTCGGTTATTGTTGCAGGCGGCGCTGGTCTTCCAGACACCGCAGTTGCTTTCGGTTCGGCTTCGGGCGGACAGAAGACTGCTTTCGATACCGCTAACGAAGACCGCATCTACGACACTGAAGAGGGCGAAGGCTTCACCGCTGCTGTTCTCCGTGGTGCTAAGTCGATGGCTCGTCGCACGGCAACTGGTTCGTCCTTCGCAATCACTCCTCTGAAGAGCGATGCAGGCAACAGCATTGACACCTACGTTGTGTTCGCTGGTCTGACCCGCTTTGAAGAGTTTGCTGCTGACGCTGAAGTTAAGGCTGCTAACCAGAACGCTCGCCCACGCGACGTTGAAAGCAACCCACTCTTCACCGGTGGTGACCTTTACCTCGATGGCGTGATTGTTCACCTCGATCCTTCGCTCCCTGACGACGAAGCATACCTCTGCGGCCAGAACGCTGTTCTGCTTGGTTGGGGTAAGGAAACTTCGATGATCAAGGACGTGACGGACTACGGTCACAACACCGGTATCGGTTACAAGGAAATTCGTGGCATGAAGAAGGCTTCGGTCGGCGGCGTCCAGGTTGGCGTTGTTACCATCCGCTTCACCGCAGTTACTCCTTAATCGATTAACTGAATAAAAGAGAACCGGGAGAATTAAACCTCTCCCGGTTTTCCCATGACTAGTAACTAAGAGAAAGGAGACATTCATGGCCTCATACAAATTCATTCTCAACTCTGCTTTCCGTCGACTAGGTGTTCTAGGTGCTAACCAGAACGCTACTGATGAAGAATACGCAGATGTTCTCCCAGTTGTTCAGAGTGGCATTTACCGCAGTCTAGTCAACAGTGGTGCCTTTGGTGAACTTACTGATGTTACTGTCTATGATGACTATATCGCCGGCAACAACGAACACATTACTCGTAAAGGTCAGTATGCTGGCCAGATCCAGTTGCCTTCTCTACTTGGTGAAGAGTCAAGGGTTATTGGTGATAAGATCTATTACAAGGGTGATGAGACTCTACCACTTGACCAAGGTACTTGGACAGACAACGGCACTCGTGAAGGTGTAGTTCCTCCTCGCGATTGTTCAGTAGTTTATATCTCAGACGAAGTATCAGGTAAGACTGCTCGTTATATCTTTGATGGTACTATCAACAAGTGGATGTGTATTGACGAAGCATTGCTTGATAAAGAAGCACCTCTAAGTGAGCGTGACCTTGCTGGATTCATTGGCTGGGTTTGCTATCTGATTGCCGATGAGTTTGGTAAGCAGCCAACACCAGTTATGATCCAACAGATGAACGACTTTAAGAGGAATATCACTTACAGGTTTAATTCACCAGGTCGTATCACTCCTGGTCAGTTCTTCTAAGGAGACCTACAATGCAGATCCCTTTGGGAATTGAATCTTACGCCCGTTCTGATCATCTTGTTCCAGAGACAGTTCTCAAGAACCTCTACATGGAAACATCTGGTTCGGGCGACGACAAGAAGGTTTATCGTCAGCAACGTCCAGGTCTAGAACTGGCCCTTCAATTTGAGTATCCAGTATCGGGTTTCTTCCAGCAGGATGGTCTGTTTGATGACCGCCTCTTCGCTATCTCGAACAACAAGTTCTTGAAGATCAACTTGAGTGATGGTTCGTATGATGAAGTAGGTGAAGTAACTGAAACAGGTCGCACTCAATACGCATCAACATTTGAGAAGATGGGCTTTGTTACTACTGATGGCTTCTTCACCTATGATGGTACTTTGCTTTCGAAGATCAATATCCCTGAAGGTAACAAACCTATTGGCGTTG